TCTTATTGCAGGGCCAGTAGCAGCTGATGAGTTTAAATTTAAAATTCCACTCGAAGAAACAGTCATGTCTGTACCATCGCCAGATATAGTTTCACCTGAATCACCGAACTCAATGACTTTGTTAGCACCTAAAATAACTTTATCATTAAATGTAGCAGCACCTGCCTCAGACATATCAAGTTTAAATGCATTGATTGAAGCTCCGCCATCATTACCATGCACTTCAAAATCACCGTCTGATATAGATGATTTTATTTCTAGATTTTGGCCACTTCTTAATATATGAGCGTAAGTGGTTCCATCATGCATTAAATGAATTCTACCAATATCACTAGCATCTAAATTAATTTGACCTGCAACATCTATTGTAGCATCATTACTTGAAGCGATTGTTAAGTCTGTACCATCACCAGATATGTTTTCACCTGCATCACCGAATTGTAGTTGTCTGTTAGCATTTAATAATAAACCTGTGTCATGTACGTGTGCTAACGTTACATCTGAGTTTACACCGAATCTTATTTCAGAGGCGTCACTATGTAAGAATAAATTGTCACCAATTGCTACGTTAGAAGCAAATGTTGCTTTTTGAGCACTATCAAAAGTTAAAACTGTTGTAGGACCCGAACCAGATTGAATTTGTAACTGACCATTACTTTCTTTTCTTAAAGCAGCGAATGTAGTACCATCATCTTTTAAAAATATATCACCACCGCCAGCATCAATATTTAAATCACCTGCAACATCAATGGTTAAATCGCCTGAACTTAAATCTATTTCTGTGCCATCGATTGTGATGTTATCAGCTTTAAGACCTGCATTTGCTGTTACTGTGCTGTTGAATGTAGCGGCACCAGCTTCCGATGCATCAAAAATAAGAGCGTCAAGTTGTGATCCACCATCATTTACATTAATTGCAAAATCAACATCTGATCTTTGAGAATGTAATGTAAATCTAGTTGAAGAATTAACAAAAGCACCATAATTTTGACCACCATCGTTAAACATTATTTGTTGATCGCCGTCTAATAATAAACCGTTTGTAGCAGTTATTAATAAATTTGTGCCATCAAATTTTATATTATCACCAACAGTGTGAAATTTTAATTGTTTACCTGAACCTAATAAAACATTGTCATTAAATGTAGCAGCACCTGCTTCACTCATATCTAAACTTAATGCTGTAATTTGTGAACCACCGTCATTACCTCTGAACTCAATGTCTTTATCTTGAACAATTGCTCTTAATTGCACTGTGTTTGAAGAGTTTTCAAATTTAGCAATACTTGTGCCACCAATATCTAACTCAAGGGCACCAGAGGCAGAACCAACCTTTAATTGAATATTACCTGTGCTATCTACGATTGTTTGAGAACCTGATGCAATAGTTAAGTTAGTGCCGTCACCTGATATAGTTTCACCTGAATCACCGAACTCAATTGTTTTGTTTGCATCTATAGGAATATTACCACTTGCATCTTTAATAACTGCTTTTGAAGCAGGTAAAGTACAAAATACAATTTTAGTTCCTGCGGAAAAATCTACAGGGCTATCGCTGTTGGATGATGAGATAACTTGTGTTCTAGCTAATTGACCTGCAGAAACAGTTCCACGACCTACTTCAAACTCAGTAGTTCCAGGTAGTTCTATTGCATAGTAAGTTGTATTACTATTACCAATAGCTGATGAAAATGTTTCAAAACCTTGAACTGCACCATCTAAAGTAAGAGTGCCTGTTCCAGTCGTAACAGAAGTTTCTTTAACTCTATCGTTAAATACAAGTGCCATTTATTTAATCCTTAAAATTATGCGTCGCCAACTCTAATGATAGCTGCAGAACTAGATGCGGCTGGGAAAACAATTTGAAAATCTCCACTTGTGGAAGTTTTTGTCCCTCCAAAATCTAGAACTAATACCGCTTCATTATTTGAACTACTCTTATAAATCAAAGCTCCAACTGCAGTAATAGATGCTGAAGACCAAGTTGTATCATCAAAGTCAACAAAAGCAACATTACTACTTATAGATACACCAGCATTAGTTAAAGTATTTCCACCTGTTGTATAACCGTTACCATTTGCAACTTGATTCGTAGTTATATATTCAGTTGTAGAAGTACTAAAAGCAGCTAACGATGTATACAGAGCAATTTTAAAAGTATCTCCTCCACCTTGACCGCTGGATTTGAAATTAAACGTTCCTTTTAAAAGATCTGTTTTAAAAGAGTCAGGTACTATATTAGCCATAAATTATCTCCTTAGTATTTTGATGGTGAATCGGATCTTAAAGGAGTACGAATAACCCCATCTTGCCATTCGTCTCGGCGTCTTCTACCTTGTTGTTCAATAGAGTACGATTGTAAAGCTCTTTGATAAGACCCTTCGTAGTATTGTAGCATATCTACAGGTCCTTTCAAGTATCCATATGCTTCTACCAGAGCAGCATATAAAAGTAAATCTTGATATTTATTAGATACATAGGTTCCGGTAGCACTAACACTAGAATCAGTTAAACTTGTTGGTTGTTTAATATAAGCTAAAGTAATTTCATACGTGCTATCAGGAGTAGGAGCTACAACCCAAAAATTAGCATCCCAATTAGCATAATATCTTGGAAGACCTGATTGAGTTGCAGGTGTATTATAGAACTCAGACATAAAAGATGTATCTCTTTTTTCTAAAAATACTTGTTTGTTATTTGAATCTTTTAATTGAATATATCTTATTACTCTTAGATCAGATGGGATGGTAACATATCTATTACCTGTAACTAAATTAGATGTTGCATAAAATCTATTATCATCCGAATCAGAATCTCTGTATATTCTATTTTCTGCATTTTTAATTATAGTATTTAAGACACCTGAAGAAAATACAGTGCTGTCAACCTCAGTGTAATCTTTAATATCATCTTGTAAGTTTGTTAAAGTATAAGCCATATTATGGTGTTAACGTAACAGGTCCTGCTGTTACTGTCATTCCTCCTGCGTTTTCTGTTACTGTTGGTGTTCCACCTAGAGTAAAAGTATATTTATCTGCATCTACTTTTGTTATAGCATACCCAGATGCACTTTCAAAGACTGTATATGCAACACCTCCGGGACTTCCAATTACATTTCTAAATACAACAGTATCAGATGTGCTTCTGCCATGATTTGGTTCCGTAACAGTCACTGTTGATGATCCTGAGGTTAAACTAAATGGATTTGCTGGTAATAAATTTTGTGTTGCAGGTTCTGTTCTATCAGGTCTTGCATTTTGCAATCCTTGACCATCTGAAGGTGCTGGCTTTGGTTGCAGTTGAGGATGTTTTTCTTCATACTCAGAAACATGAACAAAGGACCCATTCCATTCTCTCACCATTTCATTGTAAGGAAATTCTTGACCTGACCTATCAGAAATTGCTTTAGAAAATTTACCTTTAGCTAAATTGGCCATTACATTCCTTCATAATAAGTTCTAGGAGTTATAAAAGAACTTGTTGAAGAACCATCTTCTTGTAGAGCTCTTTGTAATTCATCTTCGTATAACATTTTTAAAACTTGAACTCTTTCAGGAGCATATTTTACTGCTAAATAATATGAAAGACCTGCAATCATACAAGGAACGAATCTATAAGGCACATCAGCATCATTAGTATAGTCTCCTGCATCTTGAATTCTTTTTGCATAATAATAATTTATTTTTTTACCTGCCTCATCAGATCCAGGTGTTAGATATAAAGTAATAGTTACTTTATCTATAAATCTTTGAACAAAATATTGTGTTGGCACACCTTTATCTGATTTGTTTGAAAAAGACTGATACTCTGATCTATTTATTTTTGTAAGTGGAAAATCAATATTGTCTGAATTTCTAAAAGATGCTTCTAATACATCTTCAACACCATATACAGCAGTTGCATCAGATGTGCCATCTGAAGTTGACCTAAACATAGTATAAACAGATTGACCATTAACTAATGTAATTGAATTGTTTAATATTTCCCAATAATGCAAACCTCTGTTTGCCCACTCTTGAAATAAAATATTTAATGATCTTCTTGCACCTTTTAACTGATATCCTGATACACCTTGAATACCAATTCTTTCATAGGACTCTTCAACAATGTCAGCGATAGAAAAACCTTTTTCGAACGTAGCTGTTCCAGAGGTAGTGTTAGCCATTTAACCTCCTATTTATCAATTAATAGTGTTGCACCTACTAAGTTAGCAATTGCAGAAACTTTCATTCCACCTGGAAATAATATTCCATCTTCAGGGATGTTAAATGAAAAAACATCACCTTCAGGACAATCTCCTTGAAATAAAGTTGTGCTGTCTGTGTTATCTTGTAGAGTAATTGATCCAGCTCCAGATCCGTCAGAAGCTAAAATCATTCCTCTTAATCTAGTTCTACCAGCAAAAACTGCACCAGTTCCTGAAACTCTAACTGCTTTTACGTCACCCTTCATAATTTTCTCCGTTAAATTAAGTATGGGCCCGAAGGCCCACACTAAATTAATTATTAACTTACTGCTGCACTAAATGGCGTAGCTAAGTTACCAGTTCCACCAGATGTAACTTGAACACCCCATCTGTTGGCACCAATTGCTTTGCAAGTTATGATTGATCCTGCTAGTCCACCTGTTGTAGTACCATTTAAAGTAATGGTATCTGAAGCGGCTGCAGTCATAAAACCTTCAGCGTTATCACTTGTATCTGTATCAACAAGAATTGCATTACCAGTCATTGTATCATTAGCATTTGCAACTTGTAAAACAAAGTCACCAGTTTTAGTTGTTCCAATATAGATTTCAAAAGAAGCACCTAAATTGTTTGCTGAGTTTGGATCATTACCTGGACCCGCAACACCTGAATCAGATGAAGAGTTGATTGCAGGTAAAGTCAAAGTAGCTGCACCAGCAACGTTGTGATATAACATTCTACCAGCGTGTGTATCAACAGTTAAAGAAGTTGCACCTGCTGCGATGCTAACAGAATTTCCTGTTCCAACACCTTGAAAACCATTAAGTGATTTTACTGGTCCTTGAAATGTAGTTTTTGCCATAATTGTATCCTCCTAGTTTTCCGAACATAGTCTCTAGGCCGTCGACTATACGCGTCTATGTTCTAATAATTGTATAGTGTGTTTTTTATACAACAGTTTTAAATAGAGTGCAAGAGATCCCTTAATGTGGATTGGATTTTTCCAACGATGTAGCTTTTTTTCTAAGGTGCTACTGAAACCTCAGAAGCAGGGTTGTGTGCAGCTTTTGCTTCTGCCATTTTTATATGGTTTATTAACTCTTTAACTTTATTGTCAATCTTAACCATATTAAGAGTGTATCTTCCTTCACTCTTATGTTCCTGCTCCCACTTGTTGTCTAGAGCTTTTTTCTGTTGGTAAAGCTCTTGGATGTGGTTGTCCATCTATAACCTCCTCATAGGTTATTCTATGTTTACGAGAATCATACATATCTCCCGTGAACTCCCAAACTATATCATTTTCTCCTAATTTGTCAAGAATAGCTTTTTCTAATGAAACAGGATCATCATCAGATTTTACCTGAAATTGTGTAAAATAATCATATGCATTAATTTTAATTAGGAAACTTTTCATGATTTTTTCTTTCTATTTTTGAAATGAGGCGGGATTTTGTCCCGCCTCAAATTTTCAAGTATTACGCACCTGGTGATGCAAAGATACCTCTAAAGTCAGATACTCCAAATGAATATCTTTCTCTAGCTTTGTATCTTACGTTACCAGTATCAAAGTCACCTTCCATTGCAGTTTTGATAGGTGATCTTTCGAAATACTTCATACCGTTAGGCACATCAGTAATGATATAGAACGCATCTGTATCAGTTAAAAAGTTATTAACTCTGTAACCTTGTGGAATCATTCCCATAGATACGATTGCATTTACATCGTTATCTGCTGTTCCTACTCTTCCTTGAGACTTCATTAATCTCTCAGCTGTGAATTGTAACTCTGAAGGAATAATCATTTTGACACCTCTTGCAGCAATTTTTAGACCTCTTTCGTCAGTCAATGCAGCAATATCAATTAATGATTGCTCTAAAGAAGTTTCATTCAAGTCAGCGGCTGTTGACAAAGTATTTTTAACAGTCCCTGAGATTGTTGGGTGAGATGTATTAAATAATGATACACCATCACCTGATGTGAAGCTTCCAGATGGTAGACCGTTAATTAACGGGCTAACAGCTTTTACTTGTTTTGTGTTCGCCATAGATCTAGCTAATGCTTTTGTATATCTACTAGCAAGTCTGTCATACAAGTTATCCTCAATTGCTTCTTCAGTTATTGAGAAGGCAAGAGCT